AAGAACTCCTTGACCGAGAGCTTGGAAGTCCGAAAGAGACTGTCGAGCATAGAGGTCTATTCGGAACAGACCTAAGCTATGAACAAATCCTCCGCAAATCCAGAGAGAAGCCCCCTCCAGATGGTTAACGACCTGATCGAAACGATGAGGATTTGTGACGCTGATCCACAAGAATTCATCGAGCACTGCTTATCAATAAAAACCAAGAATCAGCAAACAGTTCTTTTACACCTGAATACCGCACAGACCATGATCCACGACAGGATCAAGAAACTGCGAGCACTCGGTAAGCCGATAAGAATGATCATCTTGAAAGCGAGACAGGAGGGGGTCTCTACTCTCTGCGAAGCTCTGATCTTCGAACGGACTGCCAGATTCGAGAACACAAACTCGCTTATTGTTGCCCACGAACCGGAATCAACAGACGCAATCTTTGCCATGAGTAAGCTCTTCTACGACTTACTGCCACTGTGGGCAAGACCAATGCGACGGTACGACAACAAGAAACAGATGGTGTTTGAGAATCCAGAGGAGAAGTCGAGAGCAAAAGACCCAGGACTGCGAAGCCGAATGGTTATCGCAACAGCCGAGAAAGCGAAAGTAGGTAGAGGTTTGACCCTCCACAACTTTCACGGATCAGAAGTGGCGTTCTGGAAAAATGCTAAAGACCTCATGCTCTCGGTACTGCAAGCAATCCCAAACCTACCGAATACAAGCGTATTCCTAGAGTCCACGGCCAATGGATTCGGAGGCGACGGCGAATACTTCTATAAGACCGTGCAAGACGCAATTGCCGGTAAGAGCGAATTCGAGCTCGTCTTCCTACCGTGGCACCTGATGGACGAATACAGCACGCCATTCACCAGTGATAAAGAAAAGATAAAGTTTTCCGAAACACTGGATGAATACGAAAAGAGTCTCAAGGCATCAGCAAAGCTGACCCTAGAACAACTCAACTGGCGACGCTGGGCAATCCAGAACCTAACCGGTGGCGACATCGAGAAGTTCAAACAGGAATACCCAGCAACGATCGAGGAAGCATTCGTCGCATCAAGTAAGTCGGTCATCCCAAAGCAGTACGTCGAAGCCCAAGGTAAATTCACCCGAAGCCCAATACGAAAGCTGGACGACATCCTGATCTACGAGGAACCAAATCCGAAACACTTCTACAGCTTGGGGGCAGACCCGAGCGAAGGGATCGGACAAGACGACTCCACGATCACGATTATCGACAAGATGACCGGCCGAGAGGTGGGATCGTACATCGGACAGATACAGCCGGACTTGTTTGCCAAGAAAATCAAACAGGCGGCTGAACTCTTCAACGATGCACTGGCAGTAGTGGAAATAAACAATCACGGTCTAGCGGTAATCAACGCTCTCAAAGGCGAATACAGCAATCTTTACCAAAGAACCGTATTCGACAAAGTCACCAATACTAAGAGAAAGAAACTGGGATGGAAAACAACCCAAACCACAAAGCCCCTCATGGTCGACGACTTTATTGCCGGATTGCGTGACGAGGAAATCGGACTCTCAAGTACGGCAACCGTAAGCCAGATGATGACCTTCGTACACACCAATGAAAGCAATCGACACGGTATGGGAGCGGAATCAGGACAGAAAGACGATGCACTTATATCAGCAATGCTCGCATGGCAAGGACTGAAAGAACTACCAAGTGAGATGCCAGTGCAGAGGAAAGGTCGATCAATGAAACTTTACTAATATGGCCAACACTAAAGAACTACAAAAATATAACAGCGAGTACGACGAAGCGAAAAAGAACTTCATGTACTACTACAAACCCGAATTTGATCGGGGTTATAAGCTGTTCTCGTCTTACAACGGCGATCGTGCCGTAGAGTTGGAACAGACCACCGACGGCGAAGTGTGGCAATCTAACGTCTTCATCCCCCAAGTTTTTGCATACATCAAAACCTTTTTACAAAAGACCGTAGGTATTACCCCTGACTTCAAGCTTGAGGGAAAGAACAATGAAGCCGTCAAAGATCTGATCCTATGGCTCTGGGAAATTGGCATGAGTGACGACCTGATCGACTACTTCCTGCAGGTATTCATTTGCGGAACGACCATTGGCAAAGACTTCCTCAAAAAAGAAACAAAGAAAAAGAGACAGAAAGAGATAGACCTCCTTGATAACATTAAAAGGCTCATCTTTAAAACTGAAACTTCGAAAATTATTTTTCGACCAGACTTTGATCCGGTAGACATTTATAACTTCTACCCTCACCCGAGGATGAAAAAGATGTCCGATCCGTTCCCCGTATTTCACCGGTATGTTCTGACGCTCGATGAGATGAAAGCCCAGTACCCGGACGTACCTGCAAACACATGGAATCAATTCACGGACAAGGACGGCGAGGTTATCAAGTCCGGCGGTGACACCACTGACTACGCCTACGTGCGAAAAGAGGTTCTGATCCAAGTCCGAAAGAGCATCCGAGAAACCACCAAAGCATCTACACCAATCCAAGGCAACCCAAACAATCCGGTCCAGATGCCCTCCAGTGACGAGAAACTTTTTGAGATCGTGGAGCGATGGACAGATGACCACTTCTGCGTGTTCTTACCAATGGAAGGGACGCCGATTGAGATCAAAAACAACGATAACCCCTACGATCACCAGTCGAAACCTTACTCTCGAACCGGATTCTTCCCCAGACCATTTTCGTTCTACTGGCTGGGCATACCGAAACTTGTAGACCACTTGCAAGAACTTCTGAACTCCGTAACTAACCAGAGAGTAGATGCCGTGACCATGAAAATACATAGCATGATTGCCGCGGCACCGGTGGCTCTCCCCGGATATAAACAGTCCACCATAACAGTACGGCCGCTTGGAATCCTATGGACGAATGATCCGAACTCTGTAAGAGAGTTAAAATTCGGTGATGTGAACTCCTCGGCATTCATCGAATCCAACCATATCAAGGAGGCGATGAGAATCGCAGTCGGTATAGATGAATACACTACTACGGCTGGTGCAGACCAAAAACAAACGGCGACCGTTGCGTCGTTCATGCGAGAAGCGACGCTCGAGGGAGTGAAGCTGTTTCTGATCATGCTTCGCAATTCCTACGTGATGCACTTTGAACACTGGATCGGAATGATGAAGCAATTCTGGACAACCAAATCTGTAATGCCGGATAAGGCAGTTGCAATCCTGATGCGTCATGGACTTATAGATGACGCTACCGAAAACACCGAAGGACTCTTTGACTACGAATACGAAATGTCGCTCGAATCAACATCGAGCCTTGCCACTTCCACCGAACTCCGCAAATCAAAAGACTTGGAACTTTGGGGGTTGATCAAAGACGTGAACGAACTTGTCGATCCCGAAACTGGCACGGTGTACTCGGTAAAAAAATTCAAGATTTTACTAAAACTCTTTGAGGACTACGGCTGGGAACCAACCAACTACATTGCCGAAAATAGACCTGCACCAGTAGTGCCAAATTCCGCAGATGTAACACTGCCGGGCTCCGGTATGCCTGATGTAGCACTCGATGACGCACCGGCAATAGACCCGATGGCCGGATCAATGCCAGCCAAAGAACCGCTGATTGGTAACGAAATGGGTTCGATGTTTAGCAACGCCATAAAGCAATAAACTTATGAACGAGACTATCAACAGACAAACCGAGGAAACAATAAGTAATCTCTACGAGACCAAGTATTTTGAAGCTCTGTCGGAACTTATTGCCAACGAACTTGAAGTCACCAAAACATGGCTACTCAACAAAGGACTCACTGCGGATGAGATGAGATTTTATCAAGGTCGAGCCGAAGGCTTGGGAGTAATCCTGCTTCGGATTAAAACCATTCACGATGAACATATGAAAGCACCAACATAAAACTTCTTAACCCAAAGGAAATCGCCAAAATTTTGAGGGGTTCAGCTGGCCTCTTAAGATGGGATTTCTGGCGATTTCCACATCTTGAGAAGCCAACCGAGCCTCCGCAAAGGGGCTCGGTTTATTAATACAATGGACACCAAAGTAGGTCTCTCGTGAGGTCAGACCGAAAAATGGAGCAATCCGTTGCAATAAAGCCTATGGACAACAAAAACAATTCCGGCGCCGATCCGAACGCAAAGCCAGAGACTCCGTCTTTTGACGATGCGGTCGGTAAGGAACAACCGGCCAATCCAATTCCGTCGGGCACTCCGAGCGGAGACCAACCTGACAAGAAACCAGACGCCACGGTTAAACCCGAGGATCAATCTGGCGTAAAGCCAAACGATAAGAGTGAAAGTCCCGAGGGTAAACAACCCGAGGGCGACAAGTCCTTCTGGGGCAAGTTTAAGAGCGAGGATGATGCAAAACGCTCCTATGACGAAGCCCAGACCAAGATACTTGAGCAAGGCAAAGAAGTTAACGAACTCAAAGCCACGGGCGAGAAAAACAATCAGTTTCTCTCGATGCTCGACAAAGCATTGGTTAAGCAACCGCAACTGGCTGAACAGCTGAAAGCGGCACTTGCCGAAGTTATGAAAGCCAGCGACGCAGAGCCAGAGGACGAACGCGATATCGAAGCTATTCTCGACAAAAAACTCGAGGAACGAGAGACAAAGGCAAAGATGAAAGCTGAGATCGACAAATGGATCGGTGAACACGAGGACTTCAAAGACCCGCAGGTGGGTCATCAAGTGCTCGACATCATCGAAAAAGAAAAGCTTCCGTTTAATGCCCGGACGCTACAGCTGGCCTACGACTCCATTACAAAGGATTCGCAAGCAAAGAAAGCGGCCGATGAAGCTCTCAAGAAAGAGGAAGTGAAAAATCTCGAGAGAGAGAACGCATCCGGTGTCGGTGGCGGCGCACTAGCCGCTAAAGGACAAACGCCCAAAGACGATCCTTTTGAGGATCTGGTGGGTGGAAGCATCAATCCTAACAGAGTAGTCGGTTAATGTTTACAAGATTTGAGGTCTGTGAGCTATTGCCGACTTCCCTTAACACAACAAATATATGGCTGAACCAAATCACATCATCGGATCGAGGGATACACTGGCGATTGAACAATCCCAGCGTATACCCGATGTTGATGACAAGCTTTTCCTCCTTGAACCGGGAGAGTCACCACTCACTGCTTTTTTGACCCAAATCGGCAAAATCAATGACGGTGGTGGCAAGTTCAAGGGCATGGCTCTGCAAAAAAGAGTCGTGTACAACCCGGAGTTTACTGAATACGAGGATCAGTACTCCGGTGTCTGGGCGCAGATCAACAACGGTGCTGGATATTCATCCGGTGCCACTGCTCTCGTCGTAGACAACCCCAGTGCCGCCATTTTCTCCAAGTTCGACCTGATTAAAAACACTCGAACTGGTGAAATCATGCGTGTCACAGCAGTCGACTATTCGACCCAAACTCTCACAGTCACTCGTGGAGCTGGTGCGACTGCGGCCGCCGCTATCAACGATAACGACTGGCTCTTGGTCATCGGTCCTGCCTTTGAGGAAGGGTCGAAGTCCGGTGATTCCAATACGACTAAACTCGTAAAGGTCACCAACTATACCCAAATCTTCAAAACGAAGTTCGGGGTAACCCAAACCGAGAATGCTTCAAAGCTTTATCTCTCTGCCAATCCGGGCGGCGATCTTAGGTACCTGCGTGCCAAGTATGGCATTGAGCAGGCAAAAAAGATGGAGCGCGCATATTGGTTCAATGAGAAAAAAGAAGTCACCGGTCCGGATGGCAAACCATTGCGTCTGACTGGGGGTATTCTTGAAGCGATTATTGCCGCTGGCAACGTACAAGACGAAGCCGCGTCAGCTCTCACCGAAACTGAATTCCGAACTTTCCTCCAAAACTATGCATTTAAGTATGGTTCGTCCGAGAAGTATTTCTTCTGCGGCAACATCGTACTTGGCTACTTGGAGAGCTTTGCCGCAAGCAAGCTCTACATAGTGCCAAGCGATAAGACGTATGGAGTAGAGGTGAGGAAATACCAATCTTCATTCGGCACGTTGAACATTATCCGTCATCCGATGTTTGAGAATCAGTACGCAGGAATCGGTGTCGTACTCGATCTTTCGACCATTAAGCACTGTACGCTCAATGGCCGAGACACACTGCTTGAAACCAACATCCAGGATAACGATGCTGACGAGGAGGTCGATCAGTACAAGACCGAAGCCGGTCTCCAAAGAGTCAACTTCGAGAAAAACGCACTACTCAAGGGCGTTGTCTAAAACGTCAACGGCTCTGCTCTGACTCGCTGGCTTTCATCAATATGGAAGCCAGGAGTGAGAGCGGAAGCCTGTGAGATTACCAAATTAATAAACTTACACCTATGACTAAATTCAATTCACACATCAAATCCTTAAAGATTGTTCTTAAACCGGCAATGCCGATATTTGAGGGTGGTACTAAGGTCGGTGACACTCCGGGCGAGTATGCACAATTTTCGGACGGACAATTCGAGACCGCGAACGAGGAACACATTTCCAAGTTAGAAGGCCTCCCAACATTCGGTATCGATTTCTGGAAAGTTTCTGGAGAATCTTCACCGATTGATCCGCCGACGGTCGACGGCGAACTGCAGAAACTCACCAAAAAGGAATTACAGACCTTGGCGGCCGAGAAAAACGTAGAGCTCGACGGCACTGAGACAAAAGACCGTCTGATCGAACTTCTGCAGAGCAAATAAACCGACATGAGGTCGATAATAAAACACCAAACTTATGGCAATCGTATCTGCAGACCTAAAAGAATATAAGTCCTCCAACACTCTCTCAGACGGTGGCGACATTACAGCGACTGAAGTCGTTGATAACGTCGATAACAACCTGTTCACCGATATAACCGGTGACGAGGCAGTGGCTGGGGGCACGGAATACAGAAAAATATTCCGCAAAAATACCCACGGCTCTCTGACGTGGCAAAACGTTGTGTCGTGGCTTGTGAGCCAACCAACCAACGCCGCTCTATCGTTCGGATTCGCAATCAACCACACCGATGATGCCGACGGAGCACAAGGCAACATGTCAGCATTCGGTGCGAATGCTGTTGTCGCAGTAGTTTCCGATGGTGCAGACACCCGACAAGTAACAGTCGTCGGTGAGGATGCATCCGGAAATAGACAATCAGAGAACCTGACGCTTAACGGCACCACCGAGGTCGTAGGTGCTTTAACGTTCTCCAAACTCTACGGTGCATCCGTGGCGTCCCTCTCCGGATCACGAAGCGTAACCATCCGACAAGGATCAGGAGGTACAACCCGAGGCACCATCGGCATCAACAAAAAGATTAGCTTCATCTGGTACGGCAAAAAGTACACAGGTGCTTCTCTTGGAAATGCCGAGGGTGGCGACATGGCAAGCAAAGCCGCCGGACAGAAAAACGGTGACGTTGCTCCAGCTGGAAACTTTGGCCTCTGGTATCGCCTCACGTGGCCTACCAATGCTGGTGCAGTCACTGCCAACTCAACGCAAGTTAAATCCGAGGGCGACACAGCGGCGTAAACGAAAAAATCAATGAGCTATGGCTAAAACATTCTTAACAAAAAAGAATAATGCCAAAAGCACGATCACGGACAATCCTCTGACATCAGGTGCGACAACCGTGAATGTGCAGTCCGGC